AGGATTATGGCTGCTAGGAAACTTGGGATGACCGAGGTTCCTTGTATACGACTAGAACACCTAACCGAGACACAGCGCAAGGCATACATCATTGCAGATAACCGACTGGCTCTAAACGCTGGCTGGGATAATGAGTTGCTTACTATTGAGTTGAACGACCTGCTGGAAGACGGCTTTGCGTTAGACATCCTCGGCTTTGATGCTGACGAACTAAAGAACCTGCTAGACCCAGTAAAGCCTACCGAAGGGCTTACAGATGAAGATGAAGTGCCAGAGGTTCCAGAGGAGCCTAAGACCAAGCCTGGGGATATATACAGGCTCGGTAAGCATCGATTGATGTGCGGAGACTCTACTAGCATAGACGCCTTAGAGAAACTGTGCGACGGCCAACTTGTGGATATGTGGCTAACCGACCCCCCGTATAATGTGGCATATGAAGGCAAGACGAAGGACGCTTTAACCATCAAGAACGACTCGATGGAGGATGATCAGTTTAGGCAATTCTTGCGTGACTCGTACACTGCTGCCGATATGGTTATGAAGCCAGGGGCAGTTTTCTATATTTGGCACGCCGACTCAGAGGGATACAACTTTCGGGGTGCGGCCAAGGATGCGGGCTGGACTGTTCGTCAGTGCCTAATTTGGAAGAAGTCTACGATGGTTATGGGGAGGCAAGACTACCATTGGAAGCATGAGCCTTGCCTGTATGGCTGGAAGGAAGGATCGGGCCATTTGTGGGCTTCTGACCGCAAACAGACAACCATCCTTGAGTTTGATAAACCATCTAGAAACGGTGAACACCCAACAATGAAGCCAGTGGGGTTATTTGAGTACCAGATGCTTAACAATACTAAGGGTGGCGACATAGTCCTCGACTCGTTTGGTGGTTCCGGCACGACTTTGATCGCTGCTGAAAAGAACGGTCGTATTGCTAGGCTTATGGAACTAGACCCAAAATATTGCGATGTAATCGTAAAGAGGTGGGAAGATTTCACCGGCCAAAAGGCTGAACTTGTTTAAGAGATGGGCTGTTTTATACAAGCATGACGGTTCGCCGTTAGACGGATCTTTGTTCTGCCAAAAACCCGCAGCAGAGAAGTATATGCGTGGGCTGGCTAATAAAGATAAATTTTATGTTGCTGAAGTATATTTATCGGAGTTAAAAAATGGCAGAAGGAGTGGGGAGACCACCTCACCAACCGACTGACGAGAACCGGACGAAAATCAAGGCTTGGGCAGCGGTAGGTGTAAGGCATGAGGACATAGCAGCGAAACTGGGCATAAGCGCAGACACGCTGGTTAAGTATTACCGCCAGGAACTAGATGACGGTCGCATAGACGCAAACGCCCAGATAGGCAAGAGCCTTTATGAGCAGGCAAAGGCAGGGAATACTACGGCCATGATCTTCTGGCTGAAGACCCGTGCTGGCTGGAAAGAGACGCAAGTCACCGAGCATACTGGTGCAGACGGCCAGCCATTGAGCTTTACATGGCAGAAGTCGTAATACCTTACAAGCCGAGAGAGCAGCAGATAGCCCTACACGAGGCTATTGATAGCCATAGGTTTACGGTTGCCGTGGCACACAGGCGTTTTGGGAAAACTGTCTGCGCTATAAACCAGTTGGTAAAAGAAGCCTTGCAATGTGAGAAAGAAGCCCCACGGTTTGCCTATATCGCCCCGACTTACACCCAGGCGAAGCGGGTAGCCTGGGACTACCTGTTAAAATATACAGCCCCGCTAGAGGCTAACGCCAATATCTCTGAGTTGCGTGTAGACTTTTACGGTAGGCGTATAAGCCTCTACGGAGCCGATAACCCAGATAGTTTGCGTGGAATTTACTTGGACTTCGTTGTGATGGACGAGGTCGGAGACATGAACCCGAAGATTTGGAATGAGATCATCCGACCTGCGCTGGCTGACAGACAAGGTAAAGCTCTCTTTATCGGAACGCCTAAAGGTGCGAACCATTTTAAGGATCTTAGGGACAGGGCAGAGATTGAAGAGGGCTGGACGCTGCTGGAGTTCAAAGCATCGCAGACTGGGATCGTGGCTGAAGAAGAACTTAAAGCGGCCAAGAAAGAGATGGGCGACGACAAGTACGCCCAAGAGTTCGAGTGCAGTTTTCACGCAGCGGTCGAAGGTTCGTACTACGGGCAGATCCTTAACAAGGTCGAAGAAGACGGCCATGTATGCGAGATACAGAGAGATGATCTCTGCAGGACATTTACGGCGTGGGATCTGGGAATGGGAGACTCCACGGCGATATGGGTGGCGCAGGTTGTGGGACAGGAAATCCGGCTCATGGATTACATTGAGAACCACGGGCAAGGCTTGGACTGGTATGTTCGGGAACTCACGAATAGGGACTGGCATAAAGCCTCGCATCTCCTTCCTCACGATGTTGAAGTACGGGAGCTTGGTACGGGGAAGTCCAGACTTGAGGTTCTACGGAGTGCCGGTCTTGACTGTACGGTTTTACCTCGCTTGTCCGTGGATGACGGCATCCAGGCGGCGAGACGCATACTACCGAGATGCTGGTTCAACGTACCTGCGGTGAAACAAGGCTTAGACTGTCTGAGGAACTACAGGCGAGAATATGACGAGAAGCGAAGCGTATTTTATGACCGGCCTCTGCATGATTGGTCTTCTCATGGCTCAGACGCTTTTCGCTACTTGGCTGTTGGCATCGACACGACTGACTCTGGCTGGAACAAGCCTCTACCAATTAAAACCAACTGGATTGTATAAATGACCGAAATCGAACTCAAAGCAATAGTCCAAGCGGAAATCGACAACGCTATTGGCTATATTGAGACGGAGACCACAGAGGCCCGCCGTAAGGCCATCATGTACTACAACCGTGATGCCTATGGTAATGAAGTAGAGGGACGCTCTACCATCGTTACAGGCGAGGTTGCAGAGGCTGTAGACGGTGCGTTGCCTGCCCTGATGCGGGTGTTTACTCAGGGTGATGAGGTCGTTCAGTTTGAGCCTAATGGCCCTGGCGACGAAGAAAAGGCCAAGCAAGCAACGGAGTACTCGAACTGGGTGTTTTACAGGGATAACCCTGGTGTCTCCATTATGCACGACTGGTTCAAGGATGCCCTGCTACAGAAGAACGGCATCATCAAGATTTACTGGAATGACGAAGAAGTAGTCAACACCGAGTCCTACATGGATCTGACCGAGGAAGAGTTAGCCCTCCTCCTTGCAGACGACCAGTATGAAATCGTAGAGCAGGAACAGCGTCAGGTTGGCGAGGTGCAGGTTCCTCCCACTCCTGAAGAGATGATGATGGCCGCTGGCGTGCCCCCTATGCCCCAGACCGTGCCTGTCTTTGCCTACGACGTAAAGGTTAAGAAGAAGGAAAACAAGGGTCGGGTCAAGATTGAGAACGTACCGCCCGAGGAGTTCATCATCTCCAAGAAGGGCCGGACTGTCTCTGACACGCCCTTCTGCGCCCACCGTAAGCTCGTGACCCGTTCCGAGCTGATCGCCATGGGCTTTGATGCAGACATCGTAGAAGACCTGCCTGCCAATACAGACCTGACCTTTACGCCAGAGCGCACGGCTCGTTACTCGCAGGGTGAGCAGCCTAGCGACTACGAGACGATGGATAAGTCTATGCAGGAAGTAGAAGTCTTTGAGTGCTATATCCGCACCGATAAAGACGGAGACGGCATCGCTGAACTACGCAAGGTTATCTACGCTGGCAACGAGATTCTGGACGACGAAGAGATTGACTACGTTCCGTTCTGCTCGGTCTGTCCGTTCCCGCTGCCACATAAGTTCTTTGGCCACTCGATGGCTGACCGGACGATGGATCTTCAGCTCATCAAGTCTACGATTACCCGCCAGATCCTTGATAACCTGTATCTGACGAACAACGCCCGTATCGCTGCTGTAGACGGACAGGTGAACCTAGACGACCTGCTGACTGTCACACCTGGTGGGATAGTACGGGTCAAGAATCCTAACGCCCTGAACCCAATTACTGTGCCTCCTGTGGCTGGCCAGTCGTTCCCAATGCTCCAGTATATGGACGGCATCCAAGAGAAGCGCACAGGCATCTCTCTGGCCTCTCAAGGGCTAGACCCCAACATCCTGCAAAACACGACGGCCACGGCTGTTGCTGCTATGCAAAACGCTGGTGCGGCCAAGATTGAACTAATCGCCCGTATCTTTGCGGAGACCGGTGTTCGGGATATGTTTAAGAAGATCCTGCATCTTCTGTGCAAGTATCAGGACAAGCCCCGTGTGATCCGTCTGCGGGGTAAGTATGTGGCTGTAGACCCCCGTGAGTGGTCGAGTCAGTACGATATTACTGTGAACGTAGGATTAGGAACGGGTAATCGTCAGGAGCAAATGGCGATGCTGGCAATGGTTCTTCAGAAACAGGAGCAGATTCTTGGAACACAAGGAGTTAGTGGCCCTCTGGTTGGCCTATCACAATATCGATCCACGCTTGGCCGATTCATCGAAAGTGCTGGATTTAAGGACTCCTCGGAGTTCTTTAAAGAAGTTGGCCCCGAAGTTGAACAGCAGATGGCAGCGGCGGCGCAGCAACAACAACCCAACCCACAACTTCAAGCCGTCCTAGCCCAAGTGCAGGCCCAGATCCAGTCTGACCAAGCAAGGGCGCAGTCTGACATTCAGGTCGCCCAGGCTAAAGCCCAGGCAGACATCCAGTTGCAGAGAGAGAAAGCAGCCGCCCAGATTCAGTTGGAGCGTGAGAAGGCTCAAGCCCAACTAGAGTTGAAGGTTGCAGAGTTCCAAGCAGAGGCACAGATCAAAGCCGCCAAGGTTGGCGCAGAGATCACCTCTAATGTGCAGATCCCAGGATGATTGATATACCTAACAAGCAAGAACAAGCCGAGCGCCTGCTCAGAGACGAGTTCTTCCTAGCCGTTGTAAAATTACAACAAGATGGGTATATTTCCCTTATTCTCAACAGTTCTGAGGATGACGTAGAGGTGCGGGAACGCTCTCTCGTCAAATACAGGGCAATTGAGGAGTTCGTTGCGTCAATCGAGTCAATGAGTAAACAGAAACTTATAGACAAGAAACGCTGGAAAATTTTGTAACTTTGTAAGGAGTCACAATGGACACCAACCCTAGTGGGAGTGCCAAAACCGTAGGTGAAGCAGCCAACGCCTTTCTAGGCTTGATGGGTGGTGAAGAGGAGGCGCAAGCCCAACCAGACGCACCAGCCGAAGAGATCATTGATGAGGTTGTTGAGCAGACCGAAATCCAAGAGGAACTGGATGAGGAAACCGAAGAGTACGAAGAGGAGCCTGAAGAGGAGCCGACCCCCACCTACCGAGTAAAGGTAGGCAAGGAGGAAGTCGACGTTCCGCTAGAAGAGTTGCTCAAAGGGTATTCACGGACTGCTGACTACACCAAGAAGACCCAGGAACTGGCCGAAAACCGCAAGGCTGTAGAAGCGGAGAGAGCTAAGATCCAAGAGGCTTCACGACTCCGAGACCAGTATGCCGAGCGGTTGTCTGTCATTGAGCAGATGCTTAACCAGACCGAAAAGGCAGAAGATTTGTCCGTTCTGAAGGAAACCGACCCTATCGGCTATGCCGTGAAGGTTGCAGAACAGGCAGAACGAGAGAAACAACTGGCCGCCGTCCGTGCAGAACGACAGCGATTGGCCCAGCAGCAGCAGTCTGAGCAGAGCGAGAGGCTACAAGCCCACCTTGCAAGCGAGGCAGCAAAGTTGCGTGATGCCATCCCTGAGATGTCTGACGAGATCAAAGGCGAGACAGTAAAGCGAGAAATTCGTGATTTCGCCAAATCTATTGGCTTTTCAGATCAAGAACTCGCTGCGGTGTACGACTCTCGTGCAGTCTTGACACTTTACAAGGCTATGCAGTACGACAAGCTGATGAAGGGCAAATCTGAAGCAACCAAGAAGGTTGTTCAAGCCCCCAAAATGCTACGTCCAGGCACTTCCACGCCAGAAGCGAGGGAGGCAGATCAATTTAAGAAACTACAGGCTCAGTTGCGTAAGTCCGGCAAAAAAGGCGACGCAGCTAAACTTTTTGAACGCTTTTTATAAGGAATAAATCATGGCAATCCCCCAAGGTACTTTCGGCACTTTTGGTGCTAACAAAGCAATTGGTCAGCGTGAAGACCTTTCGGATGTGATATATGACATCTCTCCACAAGATACGCCAATTATGAGTTCCATCGGCAAAACCAAGGCTACCGCTACTTATCACGAGTGGCAGACTGACAGCTTGGCCGATGCCAATACTTCTAACTTCTTGGCTGAAGGTGACGACGCTACTGCCGCTACCCTGACCCCCACGGTTCGTGTTGGTAACTACACGCAGATCGTTGGTAAGACTGTTCAGGTTTCTGGCACGGTTGAGGCCGTTAACAAAGCCGGTCGTAAGTCTGAGAAGGCTTATCAACTGGCCAAAGCCTCTGCCGAACTCAAGCGTGACATCGAGGCCATCATTACCTCTAACCAGGCTGTTGACGCTGGTTCGTCCGGTACTCGCAAGATGTCCTCCCTGCTGTCTTGGATCAAGACCAACACCTCGTTTGGTACTGGTGGCACGACCAACGGTGCAGACCCCGTTACTTCCGGTGTTTCTGCTCGTACCGACTGCACCACGACCCGTCTCTTCACCGAGACCATGCTCAAAGAGGTTGTTCAGGAGGTGTTTACCTCCGGTGGCACGCCCACTCTGTTGGTCGTTCCTCCCGCTCTGAAGCAGCTCGTCTCCGGTTTCACCGGCCTTGCTGCCCAGCGTTACAACGTTGCTACGAGCGGTCAAGCCACGATCCTGGCTGGCGCTGACCTGTATCAGTCGGACTTTGGTGTTCTCCAGATTGTCCCGAACCGCTTTATGCGTACTCGTGACGCTCTGGTTCTGGATCCTGAGTACGCTGCTCTGGCTTACCTGCGTCCCTTCCAGACCAATGATCTGGCTAAGACCGGTGACTCTGAGAAGACCCAGATCCTGGCCGAGCTGACCCTCGAGGTTCGCAACGAGAAAGCACACGGAATTATTGCTGACTTGCGTGCTGCCTAAAAAACTGTGGTAATATCGGGGGTGGGTAACTGCCCCCGATAACTACATGAAGAAAATTCTTAACTACGATCCCGTAACTGGAATCAAAGAAATAGCCCACACGGACGGCGAGACTTTTGTTTTAGAGACTCAGCAAGACGTGAGGGAGATAGTTGAGCAAAACAAAGCGGACTACGCCAATACGGATAACCGAGCAAAATGGGGTGAAATGGCCCATGTAGCAAGGATTCCATTGGCTGTCTTTCAAGAACTCAACAAAAAGGGCATCTGCCGAGGATTTATGATCCTTGACCAGAAGGCAATGAAAGCATGGCTAAACGATCCAGAAAACCGGCACTTCAGGGTAAGAGCGGGAACGCTGTAAAGGTAGGCATCTGTATCCCTTCTAGGGGAGACATGGAAATAGGAACCGCTTTTGATTTGGCGGTGATGGCTGCTTATGAGTCCAGAAACTCTAAAACAGATATAGCAATCTACACTGTTCAAGGAACGCTGATTTTTGACCAGAGAAACAAACTGGCAGAGGTAGCGGTAGAGGACGGGTGTGACTACATTCTGTGGATAGACGCAGACATGAGGTTTCCAAAGGACACGATTGAGCGGCTTATAGCACACGACAAGCCGATTGTTGGGGTAAACGCTACGACACGGACTTTGCCAGTAAAGCCGACGGCGAAGAATCTTGAGATTGACTTTGAGGCCAAGACTAATTCTTGGTATGCGGTTGACTCAAAAAACAAGACCGGCCTAGAAAAAGTAACCGCTATTGGATGCGGTGTGATGCTGGTCAAAAAAGAAGTATTTATGGCTACTAAGAAGCCTTGGTTCTGGTTCTACCAAGTTCCAGGTGACAAAGTTTTAGGCGAGGACGTTCATTTTTGTATAGCGGCATTTGACGCTGGATACGATACATGGGTCGATCATGGGCTTTCTAACGAGATCGGCCATGTAGGAACCTACACATTCGGATGGAAAGATGTCACTAACAACATACTCAGAACTCAAGACCAGCGTAGCGAACTACCTCGGTCGGAGTGATTTAACCTCCCAAATCCCTGATTTCATCTCGCTTGCTGAGATTCGTCTAAATCGATCTATACGGATTCGGCAGATGCTGAAGACCGCAACGGCTACGACTACTGGCGGTGATCCTACTGTTGGCCTTCCTAGTGACTTCCTAGAAATCCGTGACCTGCACGTTAGCGGAAACCCTCGCAGTCCTTTAACTTATATGTCACCCTCTGCATTCTCAAGGGATGCACGGGCTGACGAGTCTGGTAAGCCTGTGTTTTACACAATGCGTGGCGCAGAGTTTGAACTGGCTCCGATTCCAAACACAACCTATACGATTTCAATGCTGTACTACGCAAAACCAACGGCTTTGAGTGACGCAAACACCTCAAACGTGTTCATGGCTAACTGTGCAGATGCGCTGCTTTACGGTGCTTTGCTAGAGGCCGAGCCGTACCTGATGAACGATGCAAGGCTCCAGGTCTGGTCTAGTCTGTATAACAACGCAGTGGCTTCTCTGAACGACTCGGACGATGCTTCTGAGTATTCTGGTGTACCCCTTCAAATGTCTGTGACTACGAGGTAACTATGTCAGCACTATCTAACTATCTTGAGAACGCCCTGATGAACGCAGTTCTCAACAACACTTCCTACACCTCTCCGACCACGACTTTCGTAGGCCTGTTTACTTCAGACCCTACGGATGCTGGCTCTGGCACTGAGGTTTCGGGTGGATCTTATGCTCGTCAGGCCGCCAGTTTTGGCAATGCCTCGCAGGGCAACTGCACCAATGATGCAGACATTACCTTCCCGCAGGCTGGTGCTAACTGGGGAACCGTGACCCACTTTGGCCTCTATGATGCGGTTACCTCTGGGAACCTTTTGTTCCACGGTGCTTTGACTTCTTCTAAAGTTATTGAGACTGGCGACATCTTCAAAATTGCCTCTAGCAATCTGAGTATTACCCTTGCTTAATGTATCTCACGCTAGAGCAGCTCGATTCATTTGGATCGCTTGATGACCTTCCATTTAGCCTAGATGCAAACTGGACGGAAGACGGGATTTGTGGGCCTTACCCACTAGAGCTGCTTGATTCATTCGGGTCATTAGACTCACTTGGTTTTAGCCTGGATGATGCAATATGGGAGTCCACGACAACCTGTATCTTTCTGGCTAACTCATCTGTTACCGGTGCAGGTGCAACATCAATTGCTGGTGTAAGGGAAAGAATAGCCGCCTCTAGCGTTTCCGGTGCTGGATCTGTAGAGATTTCAGGCCAGCGACAGAGAATCGGTGCTGCAAGTATTAACGGAACTGCCACGGTGTCCTTTGATGGATACAGGCAGAGATTTGGTGCTAGTTCAGTATCTGGTGCTGGCTCCACATCGTTTGAGGCTTACAGGGTTAGATCCGCAGCCTCTAGCATTAACGGAATAGGGTTTGTAACGGCTTTAGGTAGCCTGACACTTACCGGTGCTAGTTCGGTGTCTGCGGCAGGCTCTACGAGTATTTCTGGGGTCAGGCAGAGGCTAGGTGCTTCTTCGGTAAGTGCGGCGGGTTCGGCAGAGTCCAACTCGCTAAGACTGCGGACTGGGGCTTCTAGCGTATCTGGTGCTGGTGCTATCAGTATTACTGCCTACGGGATATTTGGCGGCTTTGGCTCTGTTTCTGGTAGTGCAATTGCATTGTCAGGCGCAGAGGTCTTCCTCTCGTCAGCCGGTAGTGCGATTGGTAGTGCTACTGTGAGTGCGATTGGATATATATACGGAGAGGAGTGGACTGTTACTCCAACCGAAGCGAATACTTGGTCAGACATATCAGCCGGTGATAATACTTGGACTACTCAGTCTGTAGACGTAAACACTTGGTCAGACGCTGCTATTGATAGCAATGCGTGGACACAACAAACAACTGGAAATAACGCATGGCAACTACAAGGATAACTTTCGGAGAGTGGCTACCTGACCAACCAGGTCTGGTGGGTGCTTTGACGGTTGCTAAAAACGTGTTCCCAAAGGCTGTTGGTTACGGGCCGTTCCCAGCATCCGTAGAGTTTTCACAGGCTGCTTCAGAGGAACTAAACTCCGTAGTGGCTGCCCGTGACATTAACGGTAATACCAAAGTATTTGCAGGTGGCTCCACTAAGTTGTTCCTTCTGGACGCAGCAGACTTGTCTATGGATAACGTCTCTGGAACCACCTACAACTCAGAATACGTCTGGAAGTTCACTCAGTTCGGGAACAGTCTTATCGCCGCAAACGGGGCGCAAAAACTCCAGTATTACGACCTAACCACAACGGGAAATTTTGCCGACCTTGACGCAGGTGCGCCAACAGTAAAGCACGTTACCGTTGTTCGGGACTTTGTGGTCACAGGCTGGCAACCCAACAACAACAGTCGGGTGCAGTGGTCTGGGATTAACGATCCTACGACCTGGAGTTCCTCTGCGGTTACTCAGTCTGACTTTCAGGACATTCCTGATGGCGGGCAGATCCAAGGAATCACGGGTGGTGAGTTTGGTCTAGTTCTGCTTGAGCGCTCAATTGTTCGCATGAGCTACATTGGATCTCCGCTTGTGTTCCAGTTTGACAACATCTCTCGGAACCTTGGGTGCTACGAACCCAACTCTGTCATTCAGTGGCAGGGTGTGACGTACTTTCTTGGAGACGACGGATTCTATGCTTGCGACGGTCAAAACGTCGTAGGTATCGGTGCTGAGAAGGTAGACCGGTTCTTCTTTAATGACGCAAACGAGGCCAGTTTCCCAGAGATGTCTACTGCGGTAGATCCTATTAGAAACCTTGTAATGTGGGGATATAGGAACGCCGGAGATATTTATAGACTTCTGGTCTACCATGTCAATACTAAGCGATGGTCATTTATTGACACCACGATTGACAGGCTAGGTTCTTACTCAACCCCTGCTATTACTTTAGAAGGCGTAAATACTTACTCTGCCTCGATTGACGCTTTGGACATCTCCTTAGACTCTCGATTCTGGCAGGGTGGAAAACTACAGTTAGGCGGGGTTACGGGAACCAAGATTGTGACCTTCTCTGGCTCTAACCAGACCGCAACCATTGAGACTGAGGACATCCAGTCTGGTGGCCAGAATGCAATGATTACCCTTGCCAAACCCTTAGTAGACAATGGGTCTGCAAGTGTTGCTGTGGCATCAAGGCTGGTTCTGAGCGCAACGCCTACATTTGGTACGCAGACCTCACCTAGTTCAGAGAACAGGGTTGGTATTCGGGCTGTAGGCAAATATCACCGTCTCAGGGTTCAGCCGACAGGAAACTGGACTACTGCGATTGGGGTGGACATCGAGATTCAACCTGCGGGCGGTCGGTAATGTTTAGAGTTCTACCGCCATTTGGATCTGACCAGCGTGGTGTGGCCGAGGTCGTCAATGGGATTATGAATGGCAAGACGAACAACACCGGCACGATCACGCTGAATACTGGCAACGCAACGACTACGACCCTGTATGACGAGCGGATTTCTGTAGATACAAAAATCATTTTGATTCCGTTCTCGGATGCGGCAGAGCAGGACACAGCACCATACGGAGAATTTCAGGATTTATCGTACACAACACTAAGCGGCAACATCAATTCTTCTGTAACAACAGTCCCAGTAGTCAGCACCAGTGGATTTAGGTCTGCTGGG